TATGAAGATGATGATAATAGATTAATTACTACTATATTTAATCCATACGAAGGTGCTAATTATTTAGAACACAAGAGGAATCAATGGAAAAAATCAAAAAAGAAATAATAATTGTTTATACATATTTAAAAAAAGAGTTTAGTGTTGACTACTCAACAACTCCTTATCCAGGTCCGTGGAAAATAAATAATAATATGAAAAATGTAAAATATCATAGATAAAAGTTTATTATAGATGGCAAATATAAACACACAGAATGTAAGTGAAGCTGAAGAAGCACTAAAACTTGCATACACAGACTTAATAGCTTTTGGTAAATTATTCTTACCTGATGATTTTTTACGAAGTGAGACACCATTTTTCCATTATGAAGTTGCAGATGCAATAGATGATTTAGAAGTAAAACAATGTGCAATTATTATTCCTAGAGGTCATGGTAAAACTGTTCTCACAAAAGCCTCTATGTTAAAAGACTTTGTTTTTTGTAAAGATGATTTTCTTTTCTATGCTTGGGTATCTGCTACACAAAAACTTAGTGTAGGTAATATGGATTACATTAGACACCACTTAGAATTTAACGATAGATTAAAATATTATTTTGGAAATTTAAAAGGTAAAAAATGGACAGAAGAAGATATAGAGTTAAGCAATGGATGTAAACTTATTAGTAAAAGCAATGTCGCAGGAATCAGAGGTGGAGCAAAATTACACAAAAGATACGACCTCATCGTACTCGATGACTTCGAGCATGAAGCAAACACAATTACACAGGAAGCAAGAGATAAGAATGCTAATCTTGTTACTGCTGTTATTTATCCCGCTATTGAGCCTCATACTGGCCGCCTTCGTGTTAACGGCACTCCTGTACACTATGATTCTTTTATTAACAATCTTCTCAATAATCATGCGAAAGCTAAAAAAGAAAATAAAGAGTTTGCTTGGAAGTTAATTACATATAAAGCATTTATAGATAACGATACTCCTTTATGGGCATCTTTCTTTAATAAAAAGAAATTAGAAGAAAAGAAAAAGTTTTATTCTGATAGTGGAATGCCTCAAAAGTTCTATCAAGAATATATGATGGAAGTCCAATCTGAAGAAGATGCTATATGGAGAAGAGAACATATTAGATATTGGAACGGATATTTTAAAAACGAAGATGGTGTTAATTATATTGTAAAAGATGGTGATGATATACCAGTTAATACATTTATTGGATGTGACCCTGCTACAGATATTGATACTAAACATTCTGATTATAGTGTTATGACTGTAATAGCTATTGATGCTAACAATGAATTATATGTATTAGAATATGAAAGACATCGTAGTATTCCTACCATAGGTTCTAAGAATCCAGACACAGGAGATATTATAGGAAAGAAAGGCGTAGTAGATATTATTATAGAATTACATCAAAAATATAATTGCACATCATCTACAGTTGAAGACGTAGCTATGAATCGTAGTATATTTCAAGCAATGAATGATGAAAGAAGAAGACTAAACAAGTACGATATATCTGTAATACCAGAGAAACCAGGCGGAACACAGAAACGTAATCGTATTTATTCTGGACTTTCTGGTCGTTTTAGTACTGGAACTGTACATTTACGTAAAAATATGTTTGATTTAATTAACGAAATACTTACTTTCGGGCCTAAAATGGCACATGATGATACAATTGAATCACTTTATTACGCACAAATACACGCATTTCCACCAAGTATGAAAAAAAGTAAAGATAAGAAGTCATGGTTTAAGCCAAAAAGAAAAGTTAAAAGTTGGTTAGTATCATAAGGAGTATGTATGCCTAAGTTTGGTAAAAGGTCAAAAGAACGATTAAGAGGGATAGACGCAAGATTAGTTAGTGTTCTAAATGAATTAGTTAAGATTATGGATGTTACAATCATTGAAGGATTACGGAGTGAGCAACGACAGGAAAAGCTACTAAAAGAAGGCTCAACGAAAACAAAGTTCAGCAAACACATTACAGGAAAAGCTGTAGACCTCGCTCCATATCCTATCGATTGGAAAGACAGAGATAGGTTTCATTATATGGGTGGAATGATTAGAGGTATTGCAAAACAATTAAATGTTAATGTTCGTTGGGGCGGCGATTGGGATGGCGATGGTGAAACAAAAGATAATCGTTTCGATGACTTAGTTCATGTGGAGATTAAAGGGTAATGGCACGAGTAACTAAAAAAAATAAAGCACAAGTAAATAAACAAATATGGGATAAAGTAAATAATTCTCATAGACATAGGTGGCAAAGTGTAAGTCAAAAAGGATATGATTTTTATCTAAACGAACAACTTACAAAAGAAGAACTTACGATGTTGGAAGAATCTGGAATGCCAACATTCACTATAAATAGAATAACACCTATTATAGAAATAATGAAATACTTTGTAACTGCTAATGACCCTAAGTGGAAAGCAGTAGGAGTGACTGGAGATGATACAGATATTGCTCAAGTGCATGCTGACATAGCAGATTATTGTTGGTATTTATCAAATGGTAAATCTTTATATAGTCAAGTAATATTAGATTCACTTACTAAAGGATTAGGATATTTTCTTGTAGATATAGATAGAGATGCTGATAGAGGAATGGGAGAAGTTTGTTTTAAAAGACTTGACCCTTATGATGTATTTGTAGACCCTGCTAGTAGAGATTTTTTATTTAGAGATGCAAACTTTATTCAAATAAGAAAAAATATTGCAAGAGCAAGACTTGTAAATATGTTGCCACAATTTGAAGCAAAAATTAAAAAAGTAACAAAAGGAAGTGATGTAGTATCATACTCACAAAGAGATATTGATTTTACAGATAGCATACAAGCAGAAGATTTGACATATGGTGTTAATATGGATGCTGAAGACGATGACATTGTGCCATACTATGAAACATATAGTAAGAAAAAATTTAAATACTATAATGTATATATAAAAGTTGAACCATCTCCTGCTCAATTAGATTTATTAAAAGAACAAATACAAGAAGCATTAGAATCTTTTAAACAAGAAGTAGAAGTAGGTTTAATTGAAAAGCAAATGCAAATTGAACAACAAGTTCAAGAAGGTGAAATTATTCCAGAACGAGCAAAGTTAATGGTTGAAAATTCTCAAAAAATGGGAGTTCAAGCAATTAAAGAAAAAGAAATGGAATTATTATCACAAGCTCAAGATGAAGCTACAATTATTAAACAGCAAGTAATGTCAAATGCTGATTACAATATTTTAAAACAAAGTAAAGAAGTTCAAAAAAATATAATAGATGCAATTGAATTTTATGAAAATAGAATTGTAAAGACTGTAAGTGTAGGAGATGATACATTTTTATATGAATCTATTATTCCTATAAACGAATATCCAATTGTACCAATTTCTTATATGTACACAGGAACTCCATATCCAATGAGTGCAGTAACTCCACTTATAGGTAAACAACAAGAAATAAATAAAGCACATCAAATAATGCTTCATAATGCAAACTTGTCTTCTAATCTTAGATGGATGTATGAAGAAGGTTCGGTCCCTGAAGATGAATGGGAAAAGTATTCATCAGCGCCTGGAGCATTGTTAAAATACAGAAGTGGATTCTCTCCACCTACTCCAATACAACCAGCTCCAATTAATAATGCATTCTTTACTGTTGTACAACAAGGTAAATCAGATGCAGAATACATTAGTGGTGTACCTAGTGCAATGATGGGATTTTCTCAAGACCAAGCAGAAACATATCGAGGATTACTTGCAAATGATGAGTTTGGTACTCGTAGATTAAAAGCATGGATGAATAGTATAGTAGAACCATCACTTGAACATTTAGGTAGAGTATTTAAAATGTTAGCACAAAAACATTATACAGTTGAAAAAGTATTTAGAATTGTACAACCTGAAGCAAATGCTCAAGAAGAAAAAGAAGTAAGAATTAATATTAATATGTATAATGATTATGGTAGAGCTATTGGTAAATATAAAGACTATGCATCTGCAAGATTTGATATAAGAATAATAGCAGGTGCAACATTACCATTAAATAGGTGGGCATTGTTAGAAGAATATTTTAAATGGTATCAAGCAGGATTAATTGACGATATTGCAATGTTAGCTGAAACAGATATTAGAAATAAAGATAAAATTGTTGAAAGAAAATCAATGTTATCTCAAATGCAA